GTTTGGCCAAGTAATAAACACTAAAGTTACACAGATTACAGCAAACTCTACAAGGTCAAGTGCAACTTCTTTTGCAGATGATTTAGACTTTGGTAGTTTTACACCATCAACTACAAATAGTATTGTTCTTATACAAGCAACTGCACTTTTTGATGGTACTAATAGTTCATCATACCAATATTATAAATGGGTTATAAATGGTGCAGACTTTTTATCAACTGGAGACAGTACACCGACTGCATCACATATTCAGTATAATATTCACACAAATAATAACATAGGAGTTATACCCTCCACAATAATGACGAGTGTAACAAATACAGATGGTTCAGCAATAACAGTTAAATGTCAAGGTAAAGTAAACACTGGTACATTATATATTAATAGAAGTGCTAATGCCAACGAAGCTGGTTGTCCTTCTACTTGTATTTGGACAGAGATAGCGACTTAAAGGAGATTAAAAAATGGCTTATACACATAAGATGGTTAATGGTAAAAAGGTACTTTTGACCGATGCAGAAATAAAAGAACTTGAAGCAAGAGATGTAGAGTGGGCAAAGGGTGCTTATGATAGAGCGATTGAAAATTTAAGAATGGAAAGAGATAGAAAAATTGCAGAATCTGATTGGATGGCTAACTCTGATGTAACTATGAGTTCTGATTGGAAAACTTATAGACAAGCATTGAGAGATTTACCCAAAGGATTAGATACAGAAGACAAAGTAAATAAAGTTACTTGGCCTACGGAACCATCATAGGAATAGACTAAATATAAGAAGGAATTACAATGGCAGCAATCATTACAGAAAAGTTTAGATTAAACAGTGCGGCTCAGTTTGAAGAGTCGTTCTCGGAAACCAATGAAAATTATTATATGTTTATTGGTAAATCAACACCATTCACTTCAGGAACTTCAGGTGGCAGTGATACTGCACCACCAACTCCAAGTGACGATATTACTTCAGAAAATTATAGATGGGATTCAATGTTAGGTGCTAATGCAATTGCTGCTGCAGATGTATCTAGAGGTGTACCAAGAAGAACATTTGTTTCAGGAACAACTTATGATATGTACGAACATAATATTAGTAGTACAAATCTTCTTAATAGTTCTGGTGCAAACAACTTATTTGATGGAACTTATTTCTTCGTTAACTCTGCATTTAGAGTTTACAAAGTATTATATAATTTAAATTCTTCAGGTAACACATTCGCACTCACAACAGAACCAACTTTTACATCACCTGTCAAACAATTTGTTGGTGGTTATTACTTACAATATATGTACACAATGACAACAACAGAAATTGATAAATTTCTTACAACAGATTTTGCTGCAGTTACAACTGACTCAACAGTATCCTCTGCGGCCCAATCAGCAAGTGGTGATACTGCACCTTTTAATGGTGCACCTATTGATGTGTTCTTAGTAACAAGTCAAGGTAGTGGTTATCCTGATGGCACTTACTATGCAAAAGTTCAAGGTGATGGTTCAGGTGGTATTCTTAAACTTGTGGTAGCTTCAAATGTAATTACAAGATTTGGTGAATCTGGTGTTTCAACTGTACAGGCAGGTGGTTCAAAATATACTTTTGCAACAGTTAGTTTAGCAGGTACAAACATATACACAGATGCTGGTGCAACATCATTAATTAGTGGTTCTACTTTAACATCTTGGAACTCTGCTTCTGCAGGAGCTATAACACCAATTATATCACCTCCTGTAGGTCACGGACACAATGCAGTTAATGAATTAGGTGGTCACTTTGTAATTTTGAATACAAAGTTTGAACAAGAAGAAGGTCAAGATATTACTGTTGCTAATGATTTTAGACAAGTAGGTATAGTTAAAAATCCTACACAATATAATAGTTCAACATTATTTTCTGCATCTACTGCAAGACAAACATTTGCAGCTTATATTCCATCACCATCAGGTGATTACGAAATAGATGAAAAAATAACACAAGCCACAACTGGTGCTGTTGGTAGAGTTGTAGAATGGGATGCTACAAATAAAATATTATATTTTCAACAAGAAAGATTCTCTGATTATGGTGTAGATGCATCAGGTAATGCAACTGCATTCTCAGGTGCAAATGTTATCACAGGTGCGAATTCTAGTGTAACAGGAACACCTTCATCAACTGGTTCTGAAACTGTTGATAGTATTGCTTTTACTAGTGGTTTTGCAAATCCAGAATTACATCCTGATAGTGGAGAGATAATATACATAGAAAATAGAAGACCAATTTCTAGAGCTTCTGACCAAACAGAAGATATTAAAATTATAGTTGAGTTTTAAGAATGGCCCAAAAAACAAATTTAAATGTAACACCATATTATAATGACTTTGAAGAAGGTGATAATTTTCATAAAGTTCTCTACAGACCAGGTTTTGCTGTTCAGGCAAGAGAATTAACTTCACAACAATCAATATTACAAAATCAAATAGAAAAATTTGGAAGAAATATCTTCAAAGAAGGTACAGTTATTTCTGGTGGTGAAGTTGGTTTAGATAAAAAATATTTTGCTGTCAAAGTACAAGGTACATTTAACACTGCAGATATCACATCTAATATTTCATCTTATGTAGGTACGACTATTACAGGTGCAACTTCAGGTGTAACAGCAAAAGTTATAGGATTTACTAATGCTGTTGGTGATGACCCGATTACTTTATTTGTAAAATATTTAACTCCTGTTGTTGGTTCTAGAGCAGGTGAAACTCTTGTTGATGATGTAATTACTTTTACTGATGGTGAAAATTTATCAGCCAACGGTGCACTTGGTAATTTTATATCAGGACAAGAATCATTAACTGTTGAAACTAGTAATGCATGTTCAACAGGTTCAGCTGTAACAGTTGCTGCTGGTACATATTTTGTAAGAGGATTTTTTATAAATGTTGCAGAACAAACATTAATCTTAGACAAGTATACAAACACTCCATCCTATAGAGTAGGGTTTACAATTACAGAAGATTTAGTAACACCTGAAGAAGATGGTACTTTATTTGATAATGCCACAGGCACATCAAATGAAAATGCAGCTGGTGCACACAGATTAAAAATTACATTAACATTAGCTAAATTATCACTTACTGATACCAACGATACAAATTTTGTAGAGTTAATGAGAATAAATTTAGGTAATACTTTATCTGCAGTAAGACCAACAGAATATTCAGTTTTAGGAGATACTCTTGCAAGAAGAACTTATGACGAATCTGGACATTATGTTGTTAGAGATTTTAGACCTGATATCAGAGAGAGTTTAAATGACGGTATTAATAATGGAGTATTTGATGCAGGTGCCACAACTGATGGTGGTGAAACAACTTCAGATGATTTACTTGCAATACATTTAACACCAGGTAAAGCATATGTTGGTGGTTATGAGATAGAAAAGAATGCACCAACTTTTGTTGATTTACCTAAACCAAGAACAACAGAAAATGTTGACTCTGCTATAACTCCGATAGAAGTTGGTAATACAGTAAAGGTTGAAAATGTATTTAATACACCAGATGTAACTCCTGAAATTTCAGGTAAATCAGTAGCATATAACACAGTTAATTTACACGACACATTTACAATTGCAAAGGCTACAGATACAGCAGCTGGCCCAGGAAGAGGTACAGAAACATCAAGTCAACAACCAAACACAGGACCCATTGGTATTGCTAGAGTAAGAGGTTTTGGTAATTCAACTAATACACACGGTTCAGCTAATTTCTTATCAAACAGTGCAGACAACGATTCAGAGTTTAATGTTGGATTATTTGATATCAAAATGTTTACTGAGTTACAATTAAGTGGCACTCCTGGTACTGGTCAATTAGGTGCATCACCAAGTTATGGTGCAAAAGTTACAGGTGCAAATTCAGGTGCAATCGGATTTGTTCATAATGTAGGTAGTCAATATGTTTATTTAACAAATGTTAGTGGTATATTTACAAGTGGTGAAAAAATCAAATCAACTTCTTGCGAAGCTACTGATGAGTTAGTTGATGATAATGCAACTGCTGGTTCAGGTACAGACTTAACAATTAGTGCAGTAAAAACTTTTGATGTTAGTAGTGTTAAACAAATGTATATGGATGATACTGCAGGTAGTATTTTAGATTTTACTGCAGATTGTGTTCAAGAAGCAAGATTCACACTTACAGGTACTATTTCTTTAGCAAGAGGAACAGATGTTCTTAGTGGAACAAATACTTTATTTAATACTGAATTAAAAGCTGGTGATGTTATAGAAGTTCCAACTGGTAGTGGTAGTGCAGTTGAGAAAATTGTTATTGAGAGTGTAACTGATAATACTACAGCAAAATATTATTGTGTTGAAGGTGGTTCTGTAGCATTAACAACTAACACATCAAGGACTGGTTCTACAGCAACATTTACATCAACAGCAGCTTTTACTGCATCTTCAGGTACAGTTATTAGTGGTGGCGGTAGTTCAACAAGAACTGTCGTATTTCAAGGACACGCAGAAAATGGTTTCAATGGTAGAGCAACGATAACAAGAACTGGTAATAACACAGCTACATATCCTGTAAATTCTGGAGTTTCTACTCCATCTGCAGGCGGTTCAATTATTTTAATTTCAAATCCTGTTACTTTAGTTCCAGCAGTTAGAACAAGAACAAAGATTAATGATACCAATAAAAATATTTTACTTAGAAAAACAGTTAAAAAATATGCTAAAGCAATGTTAACTGAAGATAACAATGGTGAATCACAAACTTCATATACATTTGTAAAACAATTTCAAACACGCTCAAACAGTAATGCTATATCAATAACTTGTGGTACAAATGAAACATTTAATGCTGTAGCGAATACAAAATATACAGTAAGTGTTATGGCTAAAGGTACTTCTTCTGCTGTTGCTGCTGGAGATGTGCTTGATGTTGAAGACTTAGGTGGTGTATTATCTGGTGGTAATAAAACATTAACATTTACAGATGCTGCAGTTTTTGATACTGATGATATTGATGTTAAAATTACAGCAACTTTAACTGCTGTAACTCAACAACAAAAAAATAAAACACACAATCCTTGTAATTTAGTTCTTGTAGATAATGATGGTGTTGCCGGTGGTGCAGCTTATGGTTCATCAGCTCATCATCACGAAATTTCATTAGGTAGACCAGACTATTTTAGAATCAGAGCAATTTATGAATCAATAGATGCTTCTACTGACCCATTAGTTCCAAAAATTACTGGTAATGTTTCTTCAGGCACATTCACTAAAGGTGAAAAAATTAAAGGTGCCACTTCTGGTGCACTTGGTGAACTTATAACCACAGGTCCTGCAAATTTCTTTTATGTGTTATTGTCCACAACAGACTTTAGTGAAGGTGAAACATTTACAGGACAATCAAGTGGTGCAACTGGTGTAGCAACAACGATTACTGCTGGTGATAATGTTGTAACTAGTGAATATGTTTTAGATGATGGTATGAGAGATTCATTTTATGATGTATCAAGAATTGTAAGAAAAGCACATAGAGATGCACCTGTCGGTAAATTATTGATAGTTGGTGATTTCTTTTCTCATTCATCTGGACCATTCTTTACTGTTGATTCATATTCAACTATTGATTATGAATCAATACCAACATATACTGCCACAAGAATAGACACAGAACAAAGACAACCTAGAGGTCGTTTCTTATTACACGATGCTATTGATTTTAGACCCACTCTAGGTGAAACTAGAGATGTAAGCACTACATTTACAACTGCAGTTCAGAGTTTAGATGTAGATAAAGTAACTAGTTTTTCTTTTAGTTTTAATTACAGAAATTTTACAGCTGGTGGTGCAGTTGTAACAAACATACCTGAAGACAATTCTAATTTTCAATATGATTTAGATTTTTATGTGGGTAGAAAAGATAGCTTGTTCTTAACAAAAGACAAAGAGTTTGTTTTGAAACAAGGTCTAGCAACAGAATTAGAACTAGCAGAGTTTCCTAAAACATTGTCAGAATCAG